GTCGCATCACTCTTCACCAACGTTGGCATCCGTCGCGTCGCCGTGTACGACTACGACAAGATGGTGCGCAACCTACGGTATCGAGACAACATGTCACGTGTTGATGCTGAGGAATACCTGATCAACAACACGCTCGGGGCGTACGTGGGACCTAACACGCCCGTGTACATGCGCAAGATGAGCCTGGCACAGGCAGAAGAGATCATCGCGCTTGAAGACGGTGCATAGGGAATAGTGCTACAATTACTGGTATGAAAGGTCCACGCGAGTATCGGGATCTCATCGAGAGAGCGAAGAGCCAGGGCTGGACGCTACACCTAAGTGGTGGTGGGCATCTGGTCTGGCAATCGCCTACGGGTGTCAAGGTATTCTCGGCGTCTAGCCCGTCCGATCATCGGGCGGTCAAGAACGTGAAGCGAGACCTGAAGCGATACGGGATGAGGTTCGATGACTGAAGAAGAACCAGTGCTAGGTGTTGCACGTCGACCAATCGAGCCGCGCAAGTGGTCAGACGAACGCATCGAGGTCATCCTGGAGTCATTGCGTAGGGGCAATACCAGGTCTGCATCGTCTGCTGCTGCTGGTATCTCGAGGGCTACCTTCTACCGCTGGATCGAGGAAGATGAGACACTACGAGACAGCGTAGAAAAGGCAGAAGCAGAAGCGGAGACGCGGTTCGCTGATCGCATCCTCGATGCAGCCGATTCTGGGCAATGGACCGCTGCAGCATGGTGGCTGGAACGTCGTAGGCACCAGGAATACCGAAAGCGCGAGGGCGTGCAGGTCACTGGGGCTGATGGTGGGGCGGTACAGGTAGAAACAACGAACGCGGCAACAGAGAGCGAGGCATTGCGACTTGGACGAACGCTTGCACTACTGGAACAACTGGGCATCATTGCTCGACCCCTCGAAGCGGGAGACGCTGGAGAAGGCACTAACACCGACACTCCCCCCGTACGTCCCCCATCGTCCTGAGGTCCCACAAGCGGTCTTCCTGGCTATCGATGCCAAGGAAGCGCTATACGGCGGGGCTGCAGGTGGCGGAAAGAGCGATGCCCTGCTCATGGCAGCGTTGCAATACGTCCATGTACCCGACTACAGCGCCCTGCTGCTACGTAAGACCTACGCTGACCTATCCCTCCCTGATGCGATCATGGACCGTGCCAAGCGCTGGCTCATGGGCGTCGAGGGCATTAAGTGGAACCAGGAGCGTCGAGAATTCCGCTTCCCCTCTGGTGCGTCGCTGGTATTCGGATACCTGGAGACCGACATTGACAAGTATCGCTACCAGGGTGCTGCGTTTCAATTCATTGGCATTGACGAGGTAACGCAATTCCCTGAGGCGTCGTATACGTATTTGCTCTCACGTCTACGCCGTGCATCGACCTCTGAGGTGCCTCTTCGTATGCGTGCTGCATCTAACCCTGGTGGTATCGGGCATGAATGGGTCTATCAGCGCTTCATCCCACGATTCGACCCACGCGTAGGCAAGATCGTTACCCCTACGGATACAAATGGCACACCGCGCATCTTTGTACCTGCACGCTTAGACGACAACCCACACCTCGACCAGGACGCCTATCGAGGGATGCTTGCCGAATTGGATGACGTCACCAAGGCACACCTGCTCGATGGTGCATGGGACGTCACGGGTATTGGCGACCTATTCCAACCCCAGAGCCTGCATAACGTGGTGGATGAGGTGCCATGGGCGGATTGCCGTTGGGTGCGTTACTGGGACCTAGCCGCAACGCAAGCCAAGCCAGGACGCGACCCCGACTACACCGTAGGGGCGCTCATGGGCAGGGGAAAGAATGGCATGACCTACGTGGCAGACATCCAGCGCGTACGCATGCGACCAGATGGCGTCGAAGCCCTGGTACGTCAATGCGCCGAGACCGATCCTCCCCATACGTCAATCCGCATGGAGCAGGAGCCTGGTGCATCAGGCGTCATGGCGATCGATCACTACCAGCGCCGCATCCTCTACGGCTACGACTTTGTGGGGGTGCGATCCACGGGACCTAAGGACGTACGCGCACGTGCTATTGCAGCGGCTGCTAACCGTGGCACGATCCTGCTACTACGTGCGCCCTGGAATGCAGCCCTACAGCAAGAGGCATACGCCTTCCCCAAGAGCGCGCATGACGACCAGGTGGACGCATTGAGCGGAGGCTTCGGCGAATTACGTGCTATGTATTCCTCTGCTAGTGCCACAGTGGGGCAATCAAATGGTAAGGTGGTGCAGCAACGCCCGACCCTAAGCATGCGCACAGGGCAACGGACAGCATTGAATCTGAGGAGCCGATACTAATGCCAACACTACGAGAGCGGATCGCAGCAGCAGCCAAGGCGTTCCAGGTGCAGGAGAGCATCGATTACGCCGCTACCTATGCCGATCCAGACGAGGCGTTTTTCCGACGTCTTACGGGTGAGACCCGAGACCTTAGCCCCGTTACCCATGAGCGCGCGCGAGCGATTAGCCGCTTCCTGCAGCGCCAGAATCCCCTAGCGCGACGCCTCTCTGAATTGATGCTCGACTTTGTGGTGGGCGATGGGTTGGAGATTACCTCCGAGAATGAGGATGCGGACGGGATCATTGAGGAGTGGTGGACCGACCCCATGATGCGCATGGACCTACGACACCGTGAAATTATTCAGGGGCTGGGCATCGATGGCGAGATCTTCCTACGCGCCTACGTCAAGAATGGCGTGACCCGCTTTGGATTCATTGACCCTGCCCGTGTGGTTGAGGTTAAGAAGGACCCTGACAATGCGTTTGTCGATAAGGAGATCCATGTAGCACGACGTGATGCGGCTGGTGGGGTGGACGTCTTCCAGGTCATGCAGATCGATTACCAAGAGGACGGCATGCCGACCTATGAAGGCGACGTCTTCTTCTATAGCGTCAATCGCCCTATCGGTGCCACACGAGGCACGCCAGACACGCTATCCCTGGCTGACTGGATCGACGCCTATGACCAATTGCTCTTCAATAGCATTGACCGTAGCGCGCTCATGAATTCGTTTGTGTGGGACGTAACCCTACGTGGGGCGGACAATGAGCAGGTATCCGAATGGGTAGAGCGCCATGGTGCATCCCCACGACCTGGAACCGTACGCGTCCACAATGATGCCGAGACCTGGAATGCCGTGACCCCATCCCTGGGAGCAGCAGAGCAGGAGATCGTTGCGCGCACGGTCAAGAACCTCATCCTTGGTGGTGCAGGTATCCCCGAGGCGTGGTTTGCAGACGGTGATTCAGCGAATCGTGCGACCGTCGCAGAGCAGGGCGACCCTACGTATCGCATGCTCACCGCACGACAGCGCCTGGTACGTGGGATTTTCGAGGACCTCGTCACCTTTGTGCTGGTCAATGCAATCGAAGCAGGGCGTCTCTCCCCAGACGAGGAGGGCGAGGTGCCAGAATTTGACATCATCTTCCCAGACCCAAGCGTTGAGGATACGAAGGGCATCAGCACCGTGCTGCCATCCCTAGTCAATGCGCTCATGGCTGCCAAGAGCGAATCCCTCATCAGCACCGAGACATCCCGCAAGGTCTTCCTCTCCCTGGTCAAGCAAATGGGCATGGACATCGACCTAGCAGAAGAGGTCCTCAAGATTGAAGAGGAGAAGGCTGCAGCCGATGCAGAGGCGCAGGCGATGGGCAATATGGGCGCAAACCCCATGGCACAGGCGCTCGCTGGTATGCAGAAGCCAGGACAGCAGCCAGGACAACCCGCCCAGCCAGGTCAGCCACAACCACAGCCAGGCACACCGCAGCAGAAGCCCGCTGGCGGTATGCTGTCGTTCAACGGCGTCGCTGGTAACGGCGCGGGAGACGAAGCAGCAACGGAGGACTAAATGGCGCGTACGCTCCTCGGCGAGGCGCTCTCACCAGAGCAGCGCCGCCAACGTGCCATCCAGATCGCGCGTCAGATTGAGAGCGCGGTCAATAGCCGCACCGAGGCTACCGTTGCAGCCGTTACGGGTGACCTAGAGCGCCTACGCATTGAAATCATTGGGCTACTGGCGCAGCAGCCACCCTCCTGGCAGGTCACGCAATTGAATGCCCTGCTCGCAGAGGTCAAGGCAGCGGTCGATCGCTGGAAGGCAGGAGCAGCATCCCGCGTAGGGCAAGGCACGTTGGCAAACGCAGACGAAGGCGCAGCCCTTCCTGGAGCCATTGCCATTGGTGTAGGCAACGAAGACGTGGGCATGATTGCATCCGAATACGCCCAGCCCAGCATTGACGACACCGTGGTGGAGGTCGCCTACGCATCGAGCGCCTATATGGTCGAGGACGTGGGCGGCACACTGCAGACCCAGGTCGATTCCCTCATCCGACGCATGGCGCTGGCTGGTATGACCCCCTGGGATGCAATTCAATCCCTTACCCCAAGCGCTACCGTGCGACGTGGTATGCCCTTTGCAAGCGCAGCCCAGCGTGCAGAAACCATCATCCGCACCGAGATGGGGCGTGTGTTCTCCCAGGCGACCGACGCCGCAATGCAGGATGCAAGCGATTACCTCCCAGGGCTACGTCAGCAATGGATTGCCACCGACGATGACCGCACCCGACCATCACACCGCGATGCACATGAGCAGATTGTGGACATGGGCGAGCCGTTTGACGTAGGTGGCGCATCCCTACGCTTCCCCCGCGATCCTGATGGACCACCAGAGGAGACTATCAATTGCAGGTGTGTGGTCGTGCCGTGGATCGACGAATGGGAAGTGCAGCAGGCGCTTGAGGATAGGGTTATGCAAGACGGTGAGGTCATGCCTGCAATCCTTCCAGGGGAGGGAGAAGTGTGGGGCATCGACGTGCCGTACGAAGTACCAGACGTTGCAAGCCTCACGCCAGAATCAAGCATGACCAACGTGCGTCAATCGATTACTAACCTGGTCTCTGCGTTGCAATCGACGCAATTTGCCAATGCTCTCTTGCGGCTTGGGGACATTAAATACGATCCAGCAACGGTAAAGGAAGACAAGGACGAAAGCCGTTCCCTTGGCTTTATGCGACACGTTCTGCTATCTGACGGCACTGCTGAAGGTCGTCGCAAAGCAGCAGACGCCTGGCTAAAGCAGGAATTGGACTACGCAAAAGCCACTGGCAATGACAAGGTGCGCGTGTTGCAGATTTTGCGCGACGACGGAAAGCATCTGGACGTAGGAATCCAGGTCGCACGCCGCCAGGCTACAGCCCTGCTTGCGCATTTCCTCCCTGACGCATCTGCTGATGAAAGGAGCCAGAGCGCTTCTATTTTGCGTTTTGACGGCAAACCAGAAGGATCAGACCAGAAGTTTTATGGCATTAGCGACAAAGAATGGGTTAAGGCAGACGCAAACACGCGGACCTCAACATCGGTTGGGTTTACTGCGCTTCGTTCTGACGATCCAGTGACTAGTGCGCAGATTGCAGACAATGTTCGGCGGGCAAACCTTATTGCGGAATTGGCGCGCAAGGCTGGCGTTGATCCCTACGGAGGATCGATTATTCCAGTTACCGCACTAGCAGAACAGGGACAAGTAGGCACCGATTGGCTGCGGTTTATGGCAACGCTTCCAGACGAAGCGCTACTTGGTATGCACCTGGTAGCAGACGGGCAAACATTTTCATTCCGAAACGATAAGCCACAACGTCTAGAGCGCATGACCAGGATGCCCGTCAACATGCCTGGTAACCGACTTAGCGAATTTGATTTGATTACGACTGACGAATGGCGCACACAAATGCGTGCCGCAGCGGATGGCATTGATGCGTTGCGAGCCTTACGCACGGAAGCGTCAGCCGTTGCTCATATCGTTTGGGCAAAGCAAGCATCAGAGGGGACAATCAACGTTGGCGTCCGTTCAGAAAGCAGTATTGCCATTGGCGGAATTCCAACCACAGAGCCAACAACTAAAACCGTTGGCGCCTTCCGCGATGCGAAACAGCCAGAGAATGCATCTGACGTAGAGAAGGCGCTCACCACAATTGAGCGAATCATTCTTAAGGATGGTCGCATCATGCCGACCACGTGGTCTGGTGTTGGAGAGGTTGCTGACCTTTCAAGCGCTTCAGGTGAGCATGATTGGCAGGGAAAGATCCGTATTAGCCGTGACACGTGGGCGACGCTCAACGCTCCTGGTGCAGAAGGTGCTCGCGCAGCGGCTAAGGTGCTAATCCACGAGATGGTCCACGGGACGCGCAGCACAGCAACGGATGCGGAGTTTGTGCGGGCGCTTGGCATCGAGGAAGGTCTCACTGAATTGCGTGCGCAGATTATTGCCTCGCCATTGATTGCAAAGCACGTAGAAGACAAATTCATTGCTGGCAAGCCGACAAAAGACCCGCTTGCAAAAGCATTTGGCGTTGTTGATCCAGAGAACGCACCAAAGACACTAAACAGCGTGCTAAAGCCAGCGATTGCAGCCATTACCACTAGCAACCCGCCACCAAGCGGCGTCACAGAAGCACAATGGAAAATCATGGCAGAGGACATGGCGGCGTCTATTGGTCGAGATTTTGAAGACATCTTGCGGGCTGGGCGACGCACTACGACCGATATTGAGTGGGGTAATTTCATTTCCGTCGGAACGTCTGCGCCATCTTATGCCACTGCCATGAAAGAGTGGCTAGGAGAATTCCTTGGCGGCAAAGATTGGGTAAGCAGCGGCGATCGCGCAGAAAAGTTTGGCACACGCGCAGCCGCGATGCTTCGAGACCTTGCCCGCATTGCCGAGGGACAGGCTCCAGTCAGCGGCATTTCTACTGGTCCTGCACGAGACCGATACACAACAGGCAAAGAAATGGAGTTCTGGCTGCGAGACGCTCTCAATCACGGGGTTGCATCAAGCCCACAGGTGAGCGTTGATTCAAAGATTGTCTATGACTTGCCGCCGCAGCCTGGCGACTCACTACAAACCCCAAAGCCAGCGGTTGGAAGTACAGCCTGGTACGAACGCGTATTAGAAACATCTGCTGCCAATGCGCTTGCACAAGATGAACAAGACATGCCAGCAATTCATCCAAACGCACGATGGGCAATGAAGCGAGTAATTCAAGAAGAGGCAAAGGCGATTCGCTATCACATCGTGCGAAAGGCTGTAACGGAATTGCTATCTGATGGCGGCATTGCACCAGAGACAGTTATTGCGTATGAGATTCTCGAAAAGGGTGCATTTGCCGTCGACACAGAAATTGACGTTGCAAACTACAAGCAAGCGGACGGTCGTGAAATTGCAACAGATCCAAAAGATCTTGCCAAGAGGGTTGCTGGCAAGTGGGGATGGGATCGCACCGCTGGCGCGACGATGGAGGACAGCCCTGGCGGAGGATGGGCAAAGACCCAGGCAGATCGCCTTGTCGAGGCTGGTCGTCAGAAGTGGGGGGAATATTCTGTTGGAGACAGCCCACAGGACGCCATGACTCGAGCGCTAAAAGACCGCGCAGAATTCAGCAAACTTGCTGCGCGTGACCTATTGGCAGAGACGTACACCTCAATTGCATACCCAATGCACATGGGCGCTGGCAATGGGGCGGTTGTTGGGTTGCCAGTAATTACTGACCGCGCGCTCTTCAAGCATGCATTGCGCATGAATTTTGAGCGCTATAAGCCAGGTGGGTCGCCAACATACGCAGTAAATTCAGACGGTAGCGTCACGATGAATGCCTGGGAGACACGCGTGCTGCGCAACTGGGCAGATGGTATTGAGGCAATCTCTAAGCCAGAGACGCAAACAAAAATTACAGCGTCAATGAATCAGGAGTCAGCAGTCCGCACCCTCGATGGTCCAGCACGAATTGACCGATCATCTTATGGGTACCACCGCGCAATGTTGCTCCAGGTGTGGGCTATGGGTAAGCGCATGGGGATGATTGACGTGTCGTTCCCCGACTGGATTAGTGAAACGCGTTCTGGCATTACATCATATGCAGAGCGCGTTGAGCAAATTGACCTTATTACCAGGGAGGCAATGTCTGTTGAGAAGAAACCAAAGGTCGCTGGTGACGTCGGCGCTGGCATCATGGACGTTGCCCGTGGCGTTGAAAAGACGCGTTCCTCATGGCTTGATACGCCGATTATTGATCCAAAGGCTCACGCCAAGTACCAGGAGGTTTTGCGACCGCTGCTTGAATTGCAGGAGCAAGCGCTTAAGGTCGGCGTTGATACAAGCGTCATTGCGTTCCATTCACCAACAGATCTTGGTAAGCCAGTCACAACAAAGGGCAAGCAGGGAATGGCTCCTGGCGTTGACGCTAAGGGTAAGCCAGTAATTCCAGTGCTTAAAGGAAAAAGCAAAATCCCCGATAAGATGGATTGGTATTGGTGGCAGGATCAAGATTTGCGACCAGTTTCAACGTGGAAGCAGGTTGTTGGAGATTCAAAAATTGATTTGTTGCGAGCAGAAACAATCAGCGGACGACAATTCCAAACTGGCGGCAACCTCGGCTGGCTGCCGTTGGGCATGGCGCAGGATCGGATGACGTTCCGCGACAAGTACGGCAATTTCCTAATTGGTCCATGGGATCTTCTCGATTACAATGAGGAGACCTGGAAGAGCGAAGCGCTGGCATCCGAGGTCGAACGCCGCCGTAAGATCCTCCAAGACCTTATTGATCAGCGCACGCAGGGGGTAAAATGACGACGCGACAAGACAACGTGGACTATTTGGGCGACATGTTCCGCAAAATTGAAGCCGAACCAGATGCGCTAAAGGCACGGGCAATGTTGGCAGAGATGACTGCAACGCTCCAGCAGCGTTACTTCTATGGCGTCGAACAAGAATACCAGGACGCCGTGCATATGCTCATGGACGCAATCAAGGCAAAAGAGCAAGAATTGATTAAGGAACCTTCATGATTATCGGCAAAGCGCGGCGTCCCGTATCGTCTCGTACCGTACCGTATCGTATCGTACCGTCTTCCGTTGCAGAGACGTTGCCTGACCGTTGCGACGACGTTGCAGAACCGTTGCATGAAGGACTGCTACTAGAACACCTGCCAGGGCAACATGATCAAAGCACGCACGGCACCTGGGCTGCCGCTGGCGGCGGCACAAGTGGGGGGCAAGGAGATGCAGGCACAACTGGCGCGCTTGTTGCTCGATTTGACGTCAAGACCGTGCGGCGACCGTACAAGCACCCAGAATCCGACCCGTATGGCGACGTCATTGGGGGCTTACACGACCAATACAAAAAAGCCGAAGCCAAGATTTCTACGTGGCAAAAAGGGCTTGCCAACGAACAAAATGAACTTTTGCGCAACGGGGATGGCACTAAAAGCGTAGAAGCATTGCGAACAGATGTTCTAACGCTAATGAGCCAGCGCGAACGCAGCGGTTTGTACGATGAAGCCAAGGGGACGGTGGACGAACAGATTGCCAGCATGAGGGCGGTTCTAGACCCAATTGAAACCGAAGTGCGGATGCTGAGTCGAGCGGCGTACGGCGCAAGCCTCCTGCAGGACGCAATGTTGGAATCATGGAAAGACGAGAAATACGCCAACCTGATGGACACGGCGCAACCATTCTCGTCATTCATCATGCACCCAGATATGCCAGACGTTCCCGTGGCGGGCGGTCATGGGTATCTGCGCATTTTTGAAGGAAAGCCAGACATGCTTGAAATGAGCCATTTTGGTAGCACTAACATTGTCGACGGAGCGGGAACAGCAATCATGGCGGACTTCCTGGAATATGCCGCGGATAACGGCGTTGGGATGCAGTTGATTCGACCAGTGTCAGACGCCGCGGCTTGGTATAGCCGCTTTGGGTTTGACTACAATGGCGATTCAATGAAGACCATGGAGATGAGCGCCGACCAGGTTAAGGAATGGGTTGCAAACTACAGGAAGGGCAAGGGTGAAACCAAGTGACGGACGCCTGGAATCCCGACGACAAATTGCCCCAGGACCTTATTGACCGTTTGCTTAACAAGGCGCCGCTCAAGGAACACCTTGCTGGTCAACACGATCAAGCCGACCATGGCAAATGGGCGGCAGAAAAAGCGCAAAGCGAGCAAGGAACTGATGCCGAAAATGCCGTGAGTGCTGGCGCAAAAATTTCTCGCGTTTTTAGCAGCGGCGACAAAGGTCTCAAATTTCGCCGCTACGCTGCTACAAGCAGCGGAACAAACGAATACGGTCGCCTTGCATCGCGCATTGGGGACATTGATCGTGCGCTATATAAAGACGTCAAGCGTATTGGCACACAACTTCAACCAACAATTACCAACCTTATGGCAGGAACGCCATTTGATGGATCGGCAGATTTTTGGATTGAGAACGTCGAAGCAAAGCAGTTGCAAGGTTTGCTCGACAGCGGGCTTATTACAAAGCCAGAAGATGTAGCGGCAGTACAAGAACTGCAGCAAATTCGCGCAACCGAACGAGCAACAAAAGCAATGCTGGTAGTAGCGCAGCAAGCGCCAGAAGACCAGGAAGGTCTATTCCCAAATCGTGAAAATATCCAAACACATTTGATTGAAGACGAAAATGGCAAAGCCGCAGGGATTGTGCAGTACGTGATCGATCAAAAGGAAGGCACCATTCGAATTAACGAACTTGTTGAATTAGGAGTTGCGCCTGGCGTTGTAACCGTGGCGGTTGGCGCCGCAATGAAAGTAGCGGCAGAGAACAAGTTGGTTGTCAAAATGCCGAGGGCATACATTTCTGGTCGAGCACCTGGAGAAAACAACGGACGAATCGATTACTCGGACAAACTTGAGGAACTTGGTATTCCGTACGTTGCGTCAGGAGAAAAAGGCGTAGCGTACGAAGTGATTCAGGGAGATATTCAAGACTGGGCAATGGTGGCGTTTGAAAGCACACCGCCGAGTTTTGGGCTGCCGCCTAGTTGGAAGCGCGATCCATCGAAGCCGTTTGACGCACCACCGACCGCATTTGATACAGCAGCACAGCATCAAGCCATGGTTGAAAGCGCAAAGGCGTCGCCGCTCAAGGAAGAAAAGTTAAGCCTTGAGGAGGTCGGCACCGTACAGTCGTGGCAGTCAATGGACTGGCGAGGAATCAATAAGGCTGCGGCAATCATGTCGGAAAACCCCGTAGATGGTCTTACTGGATCAGACCTTGAGGGAAGCGACCTAGAGGTTGTAGTCCAGGAGTTAGACGATATTGCTTCGCGAAACACCGCCAAGGAGGACTGGACACTATGGCGTGGTGTATCTGCACCTGGTCTTAAGGGCAACCCAGGCGCCGACCCAAGGCGTGAGGCTGGCATGATTGAAGCAATCCGCGGCGCAGGAGAGGGCGGCATTATCGAATCGGGTAAGTTTGTATCCATGACCACACGCGAAGACGTTGCTCAATCCTTTGCCGATGACCGTATGCTCAAAATCAACGTGCCTGCCGCTACGCGCGGATTTTGGGTAGATGTCTTGTCTGCCGTCAATTCAAGCCTTCCGCCGTTCCTCAGCGAAAAGGAATTTGTCGCTGCGCGTGGAACCAAATACCGTATTGATAAAATTGTCGAGGAGCACCCTGACTATGGCTTCTACGCAGAATTGACGGTGTTGCCGTGAAGAAAAAGAAGTTGCTCCCAGCAAACGCTCGCTGGATGGATGACCCTGGATTCAAGATTGTCACCGCGCGCGTGCGCGAGCATCTTGCAGGTCAGCACGATCAGGATGACCACGGAAAATGGGCGGCAGGCAAGGCTGGAAATTCCAGCGAGGATGGCGCGTCTGGAGGCGGCGCTGGCGTCTCGGCATCTACGCGTTTCTCAGTGACGCCACCATCTAAGGCGGCGGTAACGGTTGCAGCGCCAAAAAAGACTCAGAACCTGACACGAATGATCGACAGCGATCCCCAGATCACTCTCAAGCAGGACGACCGCGTGTCGTTCTGGGGGCGAGGCACGCTTCAAGAAGTAGCAGAACGCATGACGCGCGGCATGGAGAAGTTCAAAACAGAGTCTGAGGGAAAGCCAGCGGGCTGGGCATCTATCAAATTCCCACAATTGGAAACCGTTGATTATTTTGCAAGCCCAGCCGATGAGGGCGCATCTGCAACTACTACAACAGTCTGGGACGACAACCTGGGCATTGAGCGTCAAGTTTCATCAACTGATAGCACACAGTACACGGCAGCGTGGACAGATTTAACAGACGGCGAAGCCCGTCAAGTGATTCGGGCGATTACGCGCGAAGCATTTATTGAAGACGTTGCGGCTGCCGACGGAATTTCAAAGGCTAAGGCTGCGGAATCCGTTGATAAGGTCATGGGCAGCATTCGATCAAAACTAACAGACCCAGCAACCAAAATTATCATCGGGGTTCCAGCGCAAGTATTTGACGAGGTTATGGCTGATGGAGAAGTTAAAACGCAATTTGAAACGGGGACTAGCCAAGGGGTACTAGACACAGATTTCCGTGGAGCGTTTGAAAATATTGTTTTTGGCAGCGAGGGAGAGGTTCGTTACGCCTATTTGGATGTGCTTGGCGAGCGCCGACATTCTGGATACGAAGAGAACAGGTCTGGGCAATACGGACAATTCGAGTTAACGCTCAAAAATGAGGTAAAAGAGCGGTCAACTTTTACCGTTGAAGATTCACTAGATACCTGGGGAAACCAGGATATTCCTTACCTTCCGACGCCAATTCTTAATCCGCAATGGGAAGCATTCTCTGCATCGGACGTAAATGCTGCAGGCATGAGCGCCCTATCGTCCACAACAGACCTTACCGAGGCAGGAAACAATAACTACATTGAAGCCCAGGTTCATGGTCCAGTGACGTTCGATGACGTTGAGAAGGTTACGTTTTACCCAGACATGCTTGAGGGCGGCGGAATGGCAGCAATTTTTGGCAGCGCTAAAGGGGCAATGGGCTTTACGTCAGACGTCAGTGCTACGAATTGGCTTAATCGAACAAATGACGCTATGGAGGGACTTGGTTTCGAATTAAAAATGTATGGTCCGACTAGTGGCATTACGCGCAAGACAGATGGGACGCTAGAGATGGTCGTTGGCAATGATGCCGCTCCGTTTGCGCCAATCGAATGGATTCGCAAGCAAAAGGAATCATACGATTATAACACATCCCTTTACAATAATCTACTAGAGCATTTGCCAGGACAGCATGACCAGGACGAGCATGGCAAGTGGGCGCAGGGGCTAGGCGGCGGCAAGAATGAGGGCAGCATGGCGGCTGGCGGACCATCCGCTGGTCCGATTAAGGCAGCCGCAAAGGTAAAAGCAATTGTTGGGCGCAAAGGAAACTTCCAGCGCGACCGTATGTCCGACATTAAATCCTGGCGCGAAGGCAAACCACGCGAGCGTGGGGTATACGACAGCAGGACCAACCGCGCCGCCAAGGATGGACGGCTTCGCTGGGTAATTGAAGATCCGCAATTGTTTGCAACACGTGGCTACGAGAATCTCACAGCAGAGACGGTGTTTGATACGCCTGGAGATGATAGCCGCCCGCGTGGGGACATCAACAGCACGGGAACAAATGAGGTTGGCTACAAATACACCACAGATGCCGAGGGCGCTTTTGTTTCAAGCCGCAACAGCCCACAGAAATCTTTGCTCATGGCAGAGGCGCGCCTTGCTGCGCTTGAGGGTCGGATTGACGACGCAAAGGAAATGATTGCTTCGTCTATGCAAGGCGACGGAATAAATCTGGTCATCCCGCACATGACGGTCGACCTATCAAAGACGACCGTTGAAGAGGCGACAAAGGGGCTTAAGGTTCTTGACGTTATTTCGTCACCAATGGACGTGCAAAACGCTATTGGCTATGAAGGCACCTGGGATTTCGACGCCGATGAATACGGTCTTGGGAATCGGTGGGGCGACAAGGAGCCAAGCAAATACTGGAGCGAAGAAGATACGCAGCGATGGGAGGCAGAAAAAAACACGGTAATTGTGCTTCTGGATAATCGCCAAGAAATGCTGGATGGGCTGCCAGCATGGGCAAAAATTTCCGACGCTGACGCAACAGAGCGCCTTGTAACGATTCAGAAAGATCTGTTTATTGCAACGTTTAAGAAGAATGGTCTTGGCTCCGCCGCAGAAGCAGAGGCAGCCATGGAAAAGATCATTGCGCGAAAGCAAGAAATCATGAACGCAGGAAATCTTCAGGCAGTAATGCACGTGCCAGAGACGGCTCTTAAAAAGATTCTTGCGTCCTCAAACGGAGCAATCGGCAATCAGCACGAGGTGGGCGGAGGGTATGGTCTTCGAGACGTTGAAATCCGCAAAGCCGTCGAGCAGGCAATGTTTGGTACCGAATGGTCACCAGAAGAGGCGCCAAAGTATATGTACGCAAATCGAGCCGACCTTAGCGATGAGGCAGCGCTGATTGAGCGGAGCCAATACGGAAAATTCGCCATTGTTTTTGATGGAGATGCTCTTGGCAACGCGACTGCATATCCAGGCGATACGTTGGATGCTTGGAGTCGATCGGGAGAAATCAGCGAATACTCGGTTAACTATGCCATTAATGATTACAACGATCGCCCAGAAAATCGGCTGGCTGACGATCTTCAAACACACATTGCGTTGTACCTCACACAAAATCCTGGCACGCCAATGCCGATTGAAAACTGGGCAAATTACATCAGCCCACAAGACGTGGCGTATTTGGACAGGGGTTATCGAGTACCAGAGCCAAAAGGCACCAAGTACGACCCAGACAGGAAGGACGTCTACATCAAGGGTGTTGACGGGGTCCTTGCTGCTATTGACGCGGAGTGGATGGCTGGCGAAGGAAACGGTCGCTCCTACGACGAAGTGCAGATGCACGGCGCGCTCAACATCTCGGATGCCTCGGAGGTTAGGCTGTTGCCGTCTGACATCACAGTGGATTGGACCAATAAGGCAGAGCCAGGAGAACCTGGCATTAAGTACTCCAAGCCGTATACGGTCCCTGGCGCACCAGCAATTGAGGAGCGTTACCAGCCAGCGGAAGGCATCGACAAGATCGGCATCCAGGACCCAGCAAAGGTTCAGGCGGCAATCGATTTGCTGACTAAAAACCTTGCCAAATACGGCTTTGCGCTTGCCGAAGGTGGCGCAATTCAGGATGGCAAGGTGGTGCTTGAGACAGTTAAGTACAAGACTGGCGACCAGGTATTTGAGATCCCAGGACAGATTACGAAGCCAATCCGCTGGATCAAGCAGTACACTGGCGTCAAGGAATCCCTGCTATTTGGGGTATCATGGTTTATCTCAGCAGCCATGGAGGTGGAGAACTAATGCAAGTTGGCACACGGGGCGACGTCATCCTGGTAATGACCAATCCGCAGAAGCGGATGGGATTTGCCTACAACAGCGTGCGTGGCGTACGCACTGAGACGCTGCTAGTCGACACGCTTTTGAAGTGGGGTTACTGGGAGTTTGAGGACCGCCCAGACGGCGAAGTTGCCAAGATGGAGGCGGCGCCGCAGATCGACCGCAACGGAGTGCCGACCGTTGAGCGCCCGATGCAAGAGGCGCTGATCCTGGAGCATTTGCCAGGGCAGCATGATCAGGCAAGCCATAATCCGCACAATGGCAGCAGTCTTACCAGCAACACCGAACTACGCGGCGAATTGGACACGTCGCCGTTTATCGCCGCCATTCAGAAGAACGGCGGGTTTACGTTCCCAGCGTCTGTGCAGATGGATGAGTGGGCAACAGACGTCGTCAAGATCGATGCCAGGAATGTCACAAGTGGCTTCGCGGTCGCGCGCAAGGGATTTGCTAAGTCTATGGACAAGGCGCATCGAAACCGTCCCCCCAACGTGACTCAGCTAGCAAGCGGCTTCTTTAGTTATCGCTGCCAACCTCTCAAACCCCTAATTCGCATTCTACGGACACCGTCATCGCCTTCGCTTTCACTCCGACTCTGCCGATGCTTTTCTGGGTGCGACCCCAGCCGCGGGATTTGGTGAGACATGCCCCTGCTGGACTTGTGATCCAACCGGGGGGCCAAGGCAGTCAAGCCACCTCGACCATTCTCCAGTTAC